TGCATTGACATCTGCAGGTAATTGGTTATGGCGTCAGCAAAAGCGTGCCGATCCTGCTTGTCTTGGGCAGTATCAGCATAAATCGTGCTGTCAACCTCAAGGTCCACCCTGAAACCGCGCAGACGCTCATTGCGTAGCAGTTTAATAGCGCAAGCAATGCGCTGCAGTGACTTGAGCTTGGCCTCTAGTTCGGGGGGGACCTGGGGCTGCGGCACACCCATGGGGCCGCCAGGGCCGCCAGGGGGGCTCTGCGCGCCAGGGAACGGTATGACGTTCTGGCCAGTTGGTGGCCCACCAGCCATGCCGCCCCCACCAGGGCCGCCCGCAGGGGAGGGAAGCGGCCCACCTCCTTGTGCGGGGGGTGAGGGTGGCATGGCAGGGGGGCCACCGAAGGGGCTGCCTTGCGGGGTGGGGGTGTTGAACATGCCCGGCGTCTGCAAATCACTCAGTGATGGGGTGTCTTCGGCCCCCAACCCTTCCTCGTACAGCACGCCGGAGGCGTCAATCAGTGACTGCGGTGAGAAGCGCCGGCACATGATGTCGGCCATGATCCGCACTGTGTCACGGGCGAACCTGGCAACCTCGTTTTGCCGGTGGGTCAGGCGGGTGCCAGTATTGTTGGATTTCAGCCGCACGCCACCCAGTGTCTCACGGGCGTCACTGGTGCCACGTAGAATGTCATTCAGGCCGGTCAGCCGATCCATTTCCTCAATTTGTTTCTCCTTGGCCATCATCAACTCATTAATGACCTGGATAATGTCAGCCACTGGCATCAGCGACCAGTTGCCCTCAATGCCACCACCTTCCTTGCCAAACGCCGCCCAATCGTCAACCGGGATCAGCTCGTTCTCAACCGACTCATTGAACAGCCGCTGCACGTCCTTGGCTGCTGCATTGTACAAGCCAGCCATCTTGCAGCACTTGGTCAGCATGGCTATGCGCTGGCTAAGCTCGTCAATCTGCATAGCTTGATCCTGGTACTGGATATAATCCGGTACCGGAACCAGCGTGTTGTTGGTAGGGTTGGCGTACAGCGGGCGCGGGGTGGGGTAGAAGTTCTCGAGCTGCAGCGGGTCGTCCTTGCGGTCACACAGGTAGTCATAGCCCTGTGCCACCCAATACACCGTCTGGTCAACTTTGGACCAGATCTCAAACACCTGCCCTTTATCCTGATCAATGGATTGCAGGGTGGTGCTGTTTGAACGCTGCCCACGATCATCCTTGTCCAGAGGGATATGCTTGCCAATGCGCTTGCCAAACCGCTTGGTCATTTGATCGCGGCTCATATAGACCCGCTTGCCCACTGCCGTCACTTCGGTCCATGTACGTGCCCGCACTGGGAAGGTGAAGAAGTCAGGCCAGTGCACAAAGTCAACCGGGGTGGATTCACGCACCACCCGGTCACCGGTGCTATCAAGCTTTTCCTGAATAGCTGCCTTGCCCTCAGGCTCAGCATTGAGCTTGGGCATCACCCTGCCCTTGCGGGTGATCGTTACATCGTCATTACGCGGGCTGGTGCTGCTGGTTTGGCTGGGTAATGACCCTTGGCTGTCCCGCATGTCCTCGTGGGGCTCAGGGGCCAATGAGGCCCCCTCTTCAATCTCAGGCTCATACCTGACCCAAACGGTACCACGCCCCGGCAGCAGGTAGTCCCTGACTGCCCGGTTCAGCGCCTCATCAAAGCCGCTGATCTCAACTTCGTTGCGCAGCGCCCGCTCCAGCATTTGCGCCGCACCCCGCCCCACCGGGTCCTTGTCCTTGAAGCGGCGCTCAGCTACTGGGATGGGCGGCTTGCCGTACAGTGCGGGGGTGAGAATTTCAACGTTCGACCACAACGAGCTGTAGCGTCGCTGCCCCTCATCATCACTGCGGGTGCGCTCATCACGGTAGCGCTTCTCAATGTCATTGCCACGCTTCACCCAGCGCTTCATTTCTGCGCTGTCTTTGATGTCAGCTATTTGGTCCAGCCAGAACTTGGCTAAACGATGACCTGTTTCGCCACCGTCAGGACCAGCCAATTTATCAATGTCAGCCATTTAATTGATTCTCATAGGGCGGCGGGTAGAGCCGCGCTCATTGGCTTCGAACATATCAGTCAACGTCACTGTGCACTGCTCAGGGTCAGTTGAGAACACTTTGGGTGGGTCGGGTGCCTTACTTGGTGCACTACCAGCGATCATGCGGTCCAGCACCTGCCCAATCAACCCAATAGCGTCCACCTGGTCATCATGGGTGCCGGCAGGGAACAACATCAACTCACGTTTGAAATCAGGGTACCAAGGCTTGAAGGTTGGCACGTACAGCCCGTCCATGGCCATGCGGCCTCTGATGGACTGCGCCCTGATGGCTTTGTCACCCCGGTTGGGGAACTGCGCTCGCACAATGTACAGCTTGCGCTCACGCAGGCGCTTCTCAAGCAACGGGCCAATGGCGCTTTTGATCTGCCCAGGTTCCTCAGCCCAACCGATGGGCCGCCAGATATTGATCAGATCGCACAGCGCCTCAATCCAGCGGTCAGGTGAGGCTTGTGCCCGGTACATATCCAGCAGGTAAATACGCTGCTCATGGTCAATGCCAACAATGACATGCACAGTGTAGTCGCCGCCGCCAGCAGTCACCGCATAGTCACTGGCCCCGTAAATCCGTAGTGTTTCCCTAGCCGGTACAGTTTCATAAGGCCGCAGCCATTCAGCCTTGAAGTAATCGCCACTCTCAGGTGCTGGCCGCTGCTGGAACAGCGCGGACCAGGTACGGGCGTGGCGCTGGAACGGCTTGAAGTGCTTGGCGGTAAACCACTCAGGCCAAAGAATGTCACCAATTTGCCGGCCCAGTGGATCGTCAGCCCGTTCACAAATAGCTGGCAGGCACACCACGTACCAACGGTTATCGTCACGCCCGTCTATCCAGCCGGACTCACCATTGTAATCCTTTGGCAGAATACGACCTGATGGATCGTCCTCATGCCAACGGGTGGTGATGCCAACTTCCCAGGTAGTGGGCTTGCGGCGGGTTTGCAGGTCATCAATGTAGGCGTTCCAGGTCTTGTCCCTGGTGATTTCACTGTCAGCCTGCTCACGACCCTTGATCAGATCGTCCCAGACAATGCCATCGACGCGGTTGCCGGTGATGCCAGTGAGAATGCCCCTGGCCATCCACTCACTGCCGTTGGTCAGCGCCCATTCGTCAACCGCCGCTGATTCCTCAGACAGCGTGGTGTCAAAGATGCGCCGGTACAGCGGCTGATTGACTATGGATCGTGCACGTCGTCCAAATTTACGTGGGAGGTCACTGCCGTAGGAGGCCACGATGACTGACTTACCTGGGAAACGCCCGAGAAAGTGTGTGGGAAACACCACCGAGCTGTAGATCGATTTTCCCGCCCCGGGCGGCATAAGCCCCATAAGTCGGTCGATTTCTCCGTCCTCAACCTTTTGTAAGCAGTCCAGCCACAACAAATGGTGAGCGCCGAAGTTAGCTTTGAGAGGAATGAACTTCTCACGCTCATCATCTTGGTCAGTTGAGTGGGGTGCTGTCGGGATCTCGATCGAGCTTGCGTAGGTCAACAGGTTTTGCTGGGCTCTTAGGCGCTTCTGTTTTTCCTCGTAATACTCCCTCAGCTCGCTGAAGGGCTGCTGCGATGCGGGAGTCCAGTTCCTTAGCTGTAACCTGGTTCGCTTTGCCATCGGTGTCTAAACTCGCGTTGATATTGGTCTGACTGGCCTTACCATAGGCGCGGTCCAGGATCACCGTGCTGGCGGCGATGACTGCTGACTCGGTAGTATGCGGATTATTGACGATTTCCGCCAATCTCTGCATGACCTGAGCAGCATGGGTGCGGGCAATCTCAGTAATCTCGCGTCCTTCCTTGGCGCGGGTCACTTTCAGCTTCACCCGGTGCACTTTTCGCATGACTTTTGACATTTGGATCCTTCTTTCGTCAGATAAACTGATTTCGCCGCGCCGTTTACGCTCTTTTAGCTCATTCACCTTCAGAATCCCAAGAATTCGGCGGCGATTTGCCTCAGGTGTCAGATTTTCGGCCTTAGATTTGGTGTTGCCGGGCTCAAAAGGCGGTGGACGCCTGTCGCGCGGGATGTGCCAAGGGTACGGTCTGCTCATTTCTTGGATTTCCCTTTAGGAACACCGATTTGATGGCCAGTTGGCAGCCCTGAAAGCCGCAAATGACCCTGTCGCTGCCTAGGCAGGTGCCCGTAGCCGTGGACACCTTTCACTTGCCGGTGCCCAAACGGGTGTTCTGGCGTGCCCAAACCGTGGATTCGGCCCTGATGGGTAGGAGTCGTAGGCAAAACCGCCGATCCCAACGTGGGGCCGGGCATGGGATTGGTGCCAGCCAGCCGTTTCGCTGGCACCGCCGGGGTTTGGCTGTAGAACTTAGCCTTTTTGGGCATTCTTTACCTCTTACGTTGCCCGATCCGGTGCGCGCCTGAGTGCCCTGACAGCCGGTGGAAGCCTGCATGCTTGGTAGCATCATGCCCGAAGCCGTGGGCTGAGCCGCCGAAGCCGTGTGGCAGATGCCGGGCACCGCTGTTGGCACCTGCACCAGTGGGGCTTCCCTTGCCTTGACGGGCATGCTGACCGGAACTGTCCTTTTCCAGCAGGCTGCTGCCCTGGGGGCTATCAATGTGTGCTACGCCGCCTTTGCGCTTACCCATGCTATTACCTCCTACTGCGATGTTGCCGCCGTGCTCGCGCTGCTCATCAGCGAAAGTCTGGCCGTGTGTGTGCTTTACGAACTCAGGTGCATTGCCAATGGACTTGCCACCGGGCTGCTTGGCGTGCCCTACAGCACCGCCCTTGCTGCGCAGCTTCGACATATGCTCAGTGCTGGGGAAGCCTGGGTTGCCCTTCTGGTGGCTGCTGCGGTCATAGCCCTTCTTGCTCTGCCCTGACTCGCTGAGTGAAATAGCAATAGCCTGCTTGCGGCTCTTGACCACGGGTCCCTGCTTGCTGCCGCTATGAAGCGTCCCATGTTTGAACTTGTGCATCTCAGAATGAACTACATTCGCCTTCTGAGCCTTGGTTTTGGTGGGGCCAATTGGCATCTTGCGACTCCTTTGGGTGGTGGTGGCTATTTCAGTCAGCCCGGGCGGTTGTGGCATCACATTCCCATCATTCTGCCAACGTCAGCAAAGAAGTACTTGAAGTGAAGCTCAGATGCTGCCGGTGGTGGTTGCAGTGACAGCGGTGGCATCTCAACCATACCACGGTCTTGCGTCGGTGCTGCACCTTTAGGAACCGGCCAGTCGAAGTTTGGTGCACCAGCCAACCCAAAGAATACATCCTTGCCTTGCAGATTGAGCGGCAGCGGGTTGACCCAACTGCGCAGGTCTATGGCGTACAGGTAACCTTTAGGAACCGGCCAATCGTACTGATTAGGCGGTGGCGGGGCAATGACCTTCAGGTGGATGCTGAACTGCTGCAGCCAGGTGCGCAGGTCTAGCGGGTATTGCGGCCCCTTAGGTACTGGCCAGTCTAGGTTTGCCGGTGGCTGTCCTGCACCACCGAAGAAGGTATCCTGACCCAGCAGGTTAAGCTTGAGCGGGTCCAGCCAGGTTTTGAGCGTGATGACCGGCTGGGCAGTCTTCGGTACCGGCCAGTCAGTCTGACTGAACGGCAGCGTCGTAAATTGGACATTAAACTGACTGACCCAGGTGTTGAGGTCAGACGCGCGGCGGGGGCCACGCGGATTGGGCCAATCAAAGTTCGGGTTGCCAGCTAGGCCGAAGAACTGATCCTGGTTTTGCAGGGTAAGCTTGAGCGGATCAAGCCAGGTCTTGAGTGTGATGGCCGGTATTGGGCCTTTTGGCACCGGCCAATCCAGGTTGGCTGGTACCTGACCTGGGGCACCGAAGAAGGTATCCTGACCAATGAGGTTGAGCTTGACGGCCTGCAGCCAGCTCTTGAGGTCAGTTGCCGGGGTCGCACCACGCGGGTTTGGCCAGTCGTCCTGAGCAAACGGCGGCGTGATTTGCTCAAGGAAGCCGGTTTGCAGCCAGGTACGAAGCTCAACGGCTGGGGTTGGACCCCGTGGATTGGGCCAATCAAGGTTGGCAGGGGCTTGCCCGGGGCCGCCAAAGAAGGTGTCCTGGCTTTGCAGATTCAGCTTGAGTGGATCAAGCCAGGTTTTGAGGCTGGTGGCTGGGGTGGCCCCGCGTGGGTTCGGCCAGTCGTCCTGTGCAAACGGGACGTTGGTGAACGTCAGCAATTGGATTGTATTGTAGATCCAGTTGCTGAGGTCAGAGGCCCGGGCTGCCGCCCGTGGGTTTGGCCAATCCTTTTGAAGTGCCGGTAGCTGATCCTGACCAATCAGCTGAATATTCGTAGCACCCAGCCAGGTACGCAGTGCGCTGAGTGGCTGGGCAGTCTTCGGTACCGGCCAATCGAAGTTAAGGAACGGGCTGACAAACGGCTGCAGCTGCAGATTGAACTGATTGACCCAAGTGCTCAGATCAATAGCGCGCAGCGGTGCCCGTGGGTTGGGCCAGTCTTCTTGATTGAATGGTACGTTCAGCGAGCCGTTGAGGGCCAGGCTGGTGAAGCCGAGCCAAGTACGCAAATCAATGGCTGCTAGCGGCCCACGTGGGTTCGGCCAGTCAGTCTGTGCAGTAGGCTCAGCAACTTCCTCAGTGAAACCGGTTTGCAGCCAGGTCCGCAGATCAACTGGGAAGCCGGGGGCCTTGGGTACCGGCCAATCAGACTGACTGAACGGGGCAGCAGCAACTACTGTCTGCAGCGTGAGTGGGTTGAAGGCCCAAGTCAGTATTGACGGGTTTAGATTTTGCCGCAGCGGGGCAAATGTTGGCGCACGGGTTTGATAATTTACGGCCGTGAGCGCCAGATTGGCATTCAGCCAAGTACGCAGTTCCAGTGGCCACTGTGCCCCCTTGGGCACCGGCCAGTCTAGGTTTGAGAAGTTTACTACAGCTTGTCTGTTGAAAGACTGCTCAAGCCAGGTACGAAGCTCAAGCGGGAAGCTGGGAGCCTTGGGTACCGGCCAGTCAGTAAGGAAGGTTGGCGGTACTGATGATACTGGTAGCTGGACGTTACCGGTTTTGAGCCAGCTACGAAGCTCAATGGCTGGTGTTGGGCCTTTAGGAACCGGCCAATCATACTGGTTGAACGGTAGCGGAGCTGGCTGTAGCTCAGGCGCGAAGCCCTGCAACCAAGTGCGCAGATCAACTGGGAAGCCAGGAGCCTTAGGAACCGGCCAGTCATAGTTCGGATGACCGGCTAGACCAAAGAACTTATCCTGACCCTGCAAGTTGAGTGGCAGGGCTTGCAGCCAGCTGCGCAGATCAATGGCAAACTGCGGAGCTTTAGGAACCAGCCAATCAGTTTGATCAAACGGCAGCGGGGCCGGTTGCAACTGAATGGCGAAGCCCTGCAGCCAGCTACGCAGATCAATTGCGTAGCGCGGTAGCCGTGGGTTGGGCCAGTCAGTCTGGTTGGTTGGTTCGCCTACTTCCTCAGCAAAACCAGATTGTAGCCAAGTACGAAGCTCAAGCGGCCATTGTGCGCCCTTCGGCACTGGCCAATCAAAGTTTGGGTGGCCTGCCAAGCCGAAGAAGGTGTCCTGACCAACCAAAGTCAGCTGGACCGGCCAGGCCCAGGTTCTCAGCGTGATGGCTGGGGTTGGGGCTTTAGGAACCGGCCAGTCAAACTGCGGTGCGCCTGCCAACCCAAAGAAGCTGTCCCTGCCCAGCAGGGTGAGTTGAACCGGCCACACCCAAGTCTTCAACGTGACGCCGGTTTGGGCTCCTTTTGGTACCGGCCAATCATAGTTGAAGAACGCCTGCGCAACTTCGTCAAGGAAGCCTGACTGAATAACAGTGCGCAGCTCCAACGGGAACTGCGGGCCTTTAGGCACCGGCCAGTCAGTTTGATAGGTAGGCGGTACCGCCGAGTACGGAACGTTGGCGTTCCAGGTGGCTACCCAGTTGCGTAAGTCTACGGCGTACCTGGGGCCAAATGGGTTGGGCCAGTTAGTTTGGCTGAACGGGGTAACAACTGTATTCGGCGGGAAGTTGAGTGGGGTCTCAAGACCGCTGCGCTGCTGGGCAACCCTGACCAGCTGTGGATTTGGCCAATTGGTCTGATTGAATGGTGCTGCAACTGCCTGAATGGCTGGCGTAAGCCAGGTCCGCAAATCAAGCGAGGCTGATACTTTACTTGGTAACGGCCAATCGCTCTGACTGAAGGGGGCCTGTGTAACAATTCTTAGCGGGCTAAACCCCTGTACCCACGTGCGAAGCTCAGTTTGATCCTTACGCTGTACAGGGTTTGGCCAATCGTAAGTCCGAACACCAACTGTCTCGTTAATATAACCAACAGGGGCAATTGCCTGCCAGGTTCCGGTCTCGTTTATATAGACCGGGAACGGGAATGGCCCTATGGCTTGTCGGGCCATGGTGGTTTAGGTCAACAGAATGAGAGGATCGACGTAGTACGTAGATGTAGCCTTAGCGACATTCACAAAAACGGTGATGTAACCCTTCTGATTCACGGTGAACGCTGGTGTGACCATCTTAAAACCGTTGCCCGCACCGCCGCCGCCCCAGGTCGAGGCGTCGGTCGAGTTATTTGTCGCAGCCGAAGCGGCGAGATTGTCTGCTTTGGTCGTCGTGGCAAACGATGCGATTGGAAAACTGGCGTTGCCGAGATATTCCGCTGTGATCCAAACATCATCATCGTTTGGAACTCCGCCGCCTGTGGTCGTGCCAAATATAGTGACCTGATGCGAGCCAGTCGTGTCGCACCAGATTGTTATCGGGATAGACTCGTAGGGGATAACCCATTTGCTATTTGCCGTCGAAACAATCTTCCAACTGATTGGAGTTGTGCCATCAGATGCACCGCCAGTACGAACAATTGTCGTCTCAACTGTCTGCGTTCCTTGATACGCATACCTTTCGGTTCTATAATTGGTTGCTCCGCTATCGCATCTGATTAGATCAACCAAGCCCGAGCTTATAATTGTCGGAGTCGCGGCAACAGTGACACTTGCTCCCAACTCGCAGTCAATAAGTACAGAATTTGCCGGAGACGCAGAT